ATTATTAGTTAACTTTAACGCGACATCTACGCCGTCCCGTGACGTCGTGGGTGACACCCCGACTAGTCTTAAACGCCGTCCCGTTTTGCCTTTTTTGACACCCCGTAGATTATGACTCAAACTACCGTCACAACCCTCGGAACAGTCAATAGTGATCCAGTATCGATTTGTGATTCGGTCGAAGCGATACCCGATTCCGTCATGCTGCGACATTTCAATTTCCCCTAGCTCGACTAGCTTCTGGAGATTGCGTTGAACTTGTCTAACGGAGCACCCAGCTAATTTAGCCAGGCGAGTTTGTGAAGGATAACAACCCTCTTCCGGGTCATCTCCTAAGTGCCATGCCAGAGCGACCATGAGGGCTCTAGATGTGCCAGTGCTATGAGAGTGGTGCAACACCGCTGATAAGGCTTCTAGGCTCATTCTGTGCCTTCCTGGGCTATAATTACAATGCCCATCGTGGTTGGGTGACGCTTTCGCGTCGGGCTAGAAGTTTTCTGTGGCTTCTAGCCCTTTCCAATTTACTTGGCCTTTAGCGAATCTGCGAGAGTTTTGATTGCTTCGAGAACATCGTTATCAACTTGTGACTTTTGTGCCGTGCTGTAAATAACCCGTAAAGTTTCTAGGTCATTGTTCGCAGCAGCTTCCGAAGCCTCTTCGATGTAGTTCCGGGAGTCTCGAGTTGCCTTGATCATCTCTTCACGACTTGGACGGTTCTTAGAAGCTGACAGTCCTAAAGTTGCAAGTCCTCGACCGATAGCCGAAGTCGAACAGTTCTCCAGGAATGAAGAACGATTGATGTTGCTAGATCCTCGAGTCTCCTGTGCCCAATCTACGGCTGCAGGTCTAGGGTCTTCGCGATCAGTAAACACGGAAGCTTGAACTACAACTTCTTGCTCATTGATTAGTTTGATTTCTGTGATGATACGGCCGTTGGGATATGTCTTCCAGAACTTCTGAATACGTTCTGAAACTGGTTCGTAATTGCTTAGGTCGAAACCCATTTTTCCTCCTATTTGAATGTGATGAAAGGCTTGCCGTTACGGGCTTGTAAAGCGATAACCTTTTCACCTTGAAACAGACCATACTTAGTCCCGTTCATGAATGCAAGCACCGCGGACTTGTGTGCCTTGAATTGTTTATCCCATTGGTCAAACTCGAGTTTTGCCTGGAGAAGATGTGAATATAGAGATCCAAGTTCCAGCTCGCCTTCCTCGATACCTTCGGATAGCTCCCTAACAGTCTCATAGGTAGACTCACTTCCGTCGTAGTCTGGGGCTGTCTTGGAGTCTAGGAAGCCGTAGAACGCCCGTAGACGGGTTTTCATGGTCTCAATAAGGGAATCATCCCGAACGACCTCAAACTCCTTCCAATCGCCTCCTGCGACCGCTACGACCATAGCCGAGTCCAGACCTAGAACCCAAAGGTAATGCTGAACTTGAAGGTTATAGTGTTCTGGAAGCTCATCCCAATATTGCCTGGTGAACTTTATCTCGAGGACGGAGAGCTTGCCGTTCTTCCACTCGATTATTCCGTCTACGTTAGCTACGGCTCTAGGGTCTTCCAGGCTTGCCCAAGTTCCGGTCTCATGGACGGTTAGCCAATCTGAATTAGCTTCTTGGAATAGCTGCCTAATGACTGGCTCGAATGCCGTGCCAAGTTTCATTGGCATAGATGGTTCGATGTTTGAATCGATTAGCCCGGTCTTTTCACAGTAAAGTGTGTAGGCAGACTTCCAGGGGTTTAGATCCATAACGGAAGCGATGTCAGAACCGCCGATACCCTTCCGGGCTTCGTGCCATTCTTTAGAGCCATGCTCAAACGTGCCTAAGAACCTTCCAGCTCTTAGGGCTTCGATTTTCTGTGTTATCTCCATGACCGCTATTTTAGTAAGCGGCTATGACATTACTTGTTAGGGACGTTCTTGATTGCTAGAACTGATCCACCAACGGTTAGAAGAGCTGCAACGACATCGAGGATTGGAAGAGCTAAGTCTTCGCTTATGAGTCCGAGGACTACTAGAAGTGGAACGACCGAAGCAATAACTCCGTAGATTGCCTTGCGAGTTTCTGGTTTGTAGTTGAACATAATTTGCCTTTCGATTATTAGAGTCTTGACCAAGTCTGTGGTCCGACTACTCCGTCAATTTGAATTCCTTGTTGCTTTTGAAACTTGCGAACTGCAGCCTGGGTGATTGGACCGAAGATTCCATCGACCTTTAAGCCGCCTAAAGCAGCCTGTAAGTATTTGACATTGTCCCCAGTAGATCCATTTCTTAGCCACTTACCAAGTTTTGGCTTTGTCGGTGTTGTCGGTTTGCTAGGTTTAGATGGCTTCCCCGAAGCTCGCTTGTTGCATTCGCTAACAATGTAGTCGAGCTGTGATGTTAGGAATGGTCCCGGGCAGGCTGTGGATTTATATTGAGAGTGCCAGGCAATAAAGAACTCGGACTGAACTTTAGATTTTTCGTTTAGCGCAAAGCCATTTCCAGCCCTGGGTGATTGACTGGCGTGGTAAACAATCACATCGACGAGAGCATTTAGAGCTGCGTCTGATACAGGCCAGTCTCCACCGACGGATGAGTTATCAATCTCGAAAGCCACTGCACTTGGGTCTGGAGTTCCACCTGTTGAGTAAGGTCTCCTGGCAGGGTTTACAATCCCTGTGACTGCTCCAGAATTAGAGATGTGGTAAGTGGGATGAGAGTTTCTAACGTTAGCGTTTGCAACGAAGTTCAGACCATTAGTTCCGGCAACATGATGGATTACAGCTCCGTTGATTGGAAGTCCTCCTCGAGAGCCACCGAAGCCGTTGTCAATTACTGCAGATACTTGTGGATACCAGGCTGTCATTATTTTCCAATCGAGTTTATTAGCAAGCCAATCAAAGCTACAACCGAAGCGGTTAGCCCGGTATAAGCAATCTTCTCTACCCAAGCAAGTCTAGCTAAAGTTAGCTCTACTTCTCGAATGCGGTCTGGCACGTCGTCCAGGTGATCTAGCTTCTCGAGAACCTTGATAAGTATGTCCCCGTGCTCGAGCTGCTTCTTGTAGATGTCCCCTTGAGTAATGCGAACCGAGCTTGTCTTCTCCTCGGTCATTATTCAATTAGCCCGAAAGCTACCTCGACTTCTTCTATTGTCAATCCCAAAGATTTTAACTTAGTGATTGCGGAAGCTTTGGCGTCAATTCTTGCTTGTTCTTTAGCTTTGAGTTCCAATTGAACTTCTTTCCAAAGTCCTTCTAGTTCTTTTTGAGTCGGTTTGGTCGAATCACTTAGCCAAGTCAAACCTTCGTAGGAGTCCCCATCTAGAATCCATTCTTCACCAACGTATTTTGTAGATAAAATAATTGCTAAATCCATTAGCCTGCCACCTCCATAAGAGTAATAGTTGAAACTCCACCAAAGGAGTTATCTGTTGTGCGTCGATTTATGTATCCAGTTCCTCCGCTGTTCTGCCTCATAGCAAGTTTGTAAACTGTCGAAGAAGTTGTGGCTGGAGAATCCAAAAACGAGATAGCTAAATTGAATCCTTGGGTTGTTCCCATATCAGCAAGAAAAGCAGAAGCATTAACGCTTGTTGCGGTTGTTGAACGAGCTATGTCAGTAGCATTCCTTAGTAAACCGTAGTGAGTTGTGTTGGTGCTTGGAGTCGAAGCCTGCACGTTGCAAAGCACCAGTATCTTAGAACTAGTTGCTAAAGGTGTGATAGTAGCATTCAATCCAGTAATGTCAGCAAAGCTTGTTGAAGTTGTAGAAAAGGTATCTGTTTTAGTAGTAGAAACAACTTGAAGTATTCTACCTAATAGGGGAACCCAGGATGTCCCGTTGTAATTTTCATAACGATTTACATCTTCTAGCCATGTAAGCATTCCCTCCAAAGGAGAAGTAATTGCTGCAGCCCTAGTTGTCGAGTTGCTGAATACCATGACCGATTGGTTCATGAGGTTGTCATTGATTTCGGAGGCTTGGAGAACGCTTCCGTTTGTAAATACTTTGTAAGCCACTAGGCTTCCTTCCATAGTTCGAGGGTTGTGAACCAATTATCTACATCTATGCGATGAGAGACCTTGATTATAGTGTAGTATCCCACGATGTCGAGCTGACTATTAGTATAGCTGACACCTACCGTCATTCCCGGTGTAAACACCGCTGCGTCTGTTAGGTTGCCTAGCCTATCTTTAGCCGGGGTAACGACTTGGTTTACTTGGTTAGCTGATCTGTGGTTGAATACGCGATCTGCCCAGTTGTTTAGTTGTGCTTCGGTTGTGGTGTTGATTGCTAAGTCAATAGCTGCTTCGCCGTATAAATCGATAGAGTCCTGGTCTTTACGAACCACGAAGGTAAGTGGATCAGAAGTCAAAGATACCGTTAGAGAGTTATAGACAGCGTCCGCGTCCGAGAAGACATTGATTTCGCTCATGCAAAGGTGATAATCGTCTTCGTGATTGTTTCCAATTACGTAAGTAGTCGGAGTTGGAGTTTGAACTCCGGTGCGATGGATAACAACCAATTCTTCTGTGTCTTGATCTAGCCAAACTAAACCGTTTCCAACTGTAAGAGCGTCATTGACTATTGAGCTGACTAGGACGTTAGTTTCATTTACTACAGGCATTACACCGCCGACGTGAATAGACTCGGACGATAATCCTAGACCGCTAAAGATACCGATAAGCTCCCAAGTTTCGTCTACGTGAATGTGCGTTCCAAACGAAGTAGTATCCCAAACTGCAAATCGAGAGTTCACTAAAGTTTTGTAAGCGTCAAAGGCTGTAATTTGAATTAAGTTTGGCCCATCTGGATAATAAGTAACGTCGATTGTGTCGATGTATCCCTGGAATATAACGCGGTCAATTTGATCGCTCTCGAGGCGAACCCGAATTTTAGTAGAAGCTCGAATGTTCTTATTGTTGGTCGGATCTAGTTCGTAGCTTTGAAGAGTAAGGTTTGCTGTTCCTGGAGATGGCTGGAAGTTAATTGAATCCTGTAGAGATCCACCGACAGAGAGATTTGCACTTGCTACGGAGCAGGATACTTCCTCCCACTTTAGACCGGAGCTAGGAGCTAGAACGTCTTCTCCTCCAAGTAATGAGACTCCAATAACAAACTCGCCGAATCCACCCAAAACGTCTGTGCTATCGAGAAGGCTAATTCCCAGAATGAATGAATTGCCATCGGAGTCGGGAACTAAGAACTCGACCTTTAGGTTTTCATCAATCTTGAAGTTAGAAATCATTAGCGTATTAGGTTAGTTCCGGTTGATCTGTTACCGCGGTTGATTTTATCCGCTATCTCCTGGGCTGTTACGTTCCCGTTGTTTACGTTTATAGTTACTTGTTGGATTGCCAAGTCTTGGCTTACTCCATTTGTAGTGCTGTAACCGAGAGCTCTGTTTTGAGAATCCACAAAAGCTGCATATTGCTTGCCATAGTTTAGGCTCATGTCCACTACGGTTGCAAAGTCTCCAGATAGAAGAGCCTTCATTCCCTTAGCTACGTAAGTGAAGTAGAAGATTATCTGTCCCAATCCAGCGGTAAGAGTTGTTACCCAATCTAGAACCGTTTGAAGGTTGAACTCTCCGCCGGAAAATACCTCCATAAGATTAGAGAACTGATCAGCTGTGTTCTTGAATTGAGTAGCAACATTCTCCCAGGCGTCTCCAAGTTCTGTGGTTGGATCCATGATTTCAGCGAAGAAGGTTTGAACGTCTGGAACTGCTTCAACTAGGAAAGTTGCAAAGTCATTTAGAACTGGCATAAGAGCAAGTCCCACGGACTCCTGAATCTCACCGAAAGCAACGTTCATTCTTTGGTATGGATCTAAGTTGGCTGCTGCTTCTGCTGCGCCCTTGAAGGTCTCACCTAATACCTTTAGTGGATCGTCTACACCTTGCAGAGATGGAACTAACTTGTTTAGAGCTGTGTCTGAACCCTCGAGGGATCTAGCCATGGCCTGTGTTACTGAATCTAGGTCTTTACCAGTTGCAGCGGATGTGTCCAAAGCTACCTGGAGAAGTTTGTTTGATTCTGTGACTGACTTAGTTGCTATGAATAGCTTCTGGAATGCCGGGCGAAGTTGATCGTCAGCTACGGCAGATTGTAGCGACATCTTCTTGATTGAGTCTTCTGCTTCTTTTACTGTGGTTCCGGTTGCAGCTCCGGTGTTCTTCATGGCAATAGAAAGAATCTCCATTGACTTTGCTTCTGCTACGGCTGCCTTGCCTGCTTGCT